TTGAACTGGTGCAGTTTTTGCAACAGTTGGTTGAGGTGCAACCTCGACAGTTTCTTCTGCTGTAGCTTTTTTAGCCATGATATAATAAAATTAAATAATTAATAATGGTAATAGTTACCCCTGAAATTACATCAGGGGTAAACATTACCCGTGTTATTACTATGTTGTCTTGTTAAACAATACAAAGTTGTTAGCACCTTGAACACATAAACATCTTTCAGACAAGAAGTTTACGTTCATTTCATCAGCTTCGCTTGTATAGTTTCCACCAACAGATCCAGTTACCCAAGACTTCAAACGACGATCGTCAGCTTCAGAAGCTCGGTAACGAATGTGTAAGAAAGGTCTTTGAATATTTTGACCTAAAATTTGATCGTAAACAGTTGAAGTTCCAGCTGGGACTAAAGTACCTAAAGTAAGTCCAGTTACTCCAGCAGTTGTAGAATCGTTCAAATATTTCCAATCAGTTTTGTAAAAGTCATAAGATCCTCTACGGAAACCAGAGAAACCTAAGTTAAGTGCCATGTCTTCTGAATTTTCGAATACTCCATAAGAAGTACCTCCAGATCCATAAGAGTTCTGAGCAGCTAGCATTAGATCGATATCTAAAGAAGTTCGGCGATTTAAGAAAAGCATATTTTCTTCAATAGCACCTTGTTTGTCTAATTCAGCTAGAATATCGTCAAATTCAGTAATACCTTCTGAACCAGGCGTTGTGTTAGAAAAGTCAGGATCATTATAAACAAGACCTCTATCTTCAATAGCAGCAAAAAGACCTTCAGACCCAGTGTAACCAGCAGCTCCAGCGGCACCACCACCAGTGGCAGTATCAGTAACGGCTTCAATCATTGACATTTCTAAATAATCTTCAAAACGAATACGCGCTTCGTGCTCAGATTTTAAATACCAAAGATATCCTCCAGTTCCAGCTTCAGTAGTAACTTCAACCCATCCAATTTGCGCAACATCAGACCCATTAACGTTGTATTTATCTCTCAAGATAATAGGTTTGTTACTAAACTGAGTGAATTTAGCGTCTACAGTTTTGCTAGGTCCAGGGTTATTTGAAGTTCCACTTCCTTTTGTATACTCAGAACCATAAACAAAAACTTTTACAACTCCAGGTGTAGCATCTCCACCAGCAGCATAAATAGTTGATAAATCAGCTGCTCCGTAAGGCTCAACTTCAACAGTAGCAGTACTTCCATTACCACCAATTTTAACTCTAGCTTTCATGCTTACAACTCCAACAGATATAACGATAGTATTACCAGCGTTAAGTAATTGAGCTTTTTGCACACCTGTTTGAGATCCAGCAACTCCAGCAACGTCATCAGTAAAAGTCAACAAGTTACTACCAGTTGCAGCTACTTGACAATCTTCAAACGCGATGTGAAGACGTCCTTGCTCTGACCAAACTACTTGATCAGAAGCCATAGGCATTTCAGCGCCTACCATTCTTAAAAATCCAGATACAGTACGGTTACCATATCGCTCTACCTCTTTTTCATAAACTTCAGGTAGAAATTGTTGTGTAAAATCTAAGTCATCTAGAGACAAATAGTTGTCACCAAATAGACCTTTAATAGGGCGCGGAGTTACGTGATTTAACTCAGCACCAGTTCCAGCAAATGCCATAATTTTAAATTTTTAGTTGTTATTTTCTAATTTTCATTTTTAATTTAGAAGTATCAACACCATTAACAGATCTTACTGTCCAACCGTTAGAAGTTGTAGTTTTTTCATGGCCCCGTCTCGGTTCCATATCTACATTTTTAGCTCTAGCAACACTTGATTTTATAGCATCGGCCTTACCTTGCTCATAAAAGTGTTGTGCTATAGCGTCAGCATTCATAGCGGTGAACAAAGACTTGTGATAACCTTTAGCATCAGACATTTCATTTTTATCGTTCAAGAACTTCTTGACAAAATTATTAATGTCGCTTTGTGTGTTTTTCACATTGTCTACGTCTTTAACGTTAAAACGATATCTTTTGTCTCCAACAGAATATTCAAAACCTTTGAAATCGTTGTTGAACAAATCGTTTGTTTTCTTTAAAAACGTATTTTTTTGTTGTTCTGCAACTTTAGTTGACTCTTCGTTTTCTTTATTGTAGCGGTTGAAAAACTCAACTGCTTTTTGCTGCTCAGGTGTAAGTCTAGAGCCAGCTTTTATTTCGTCGTAATATTTAGACTTTAAGCTTTCCATATGGTTTTGAGCTTTAGCAAGCTCTTCCTTGTAAGCTATTTTTCTTTTTCTAACATCTCTTTCGTCATCTAGCTCTTCATCGTAGCTAAAGTCTTCCATTAATAAGTCGATGTCTTCTTTGTCTAAATGTGGTTTTGTGGTTTCGTAATACTCTCTTAATAACTGTTCGTTATTTAATTTAGAATAATCTTGGTTTAATTTAACATAATCTTCAAGAGTTCCGCCAGTATCACTCATAAAGTCTACAACTTTTTGAATATTTTCTGGTAAATCAACTCCAGTTTGTTTTTGCTCTTCAATAGCTTCAGCAATATCTTCTGTTAATTGCTCTTTTTGCTCTTGTACTTCTTCTTCGGTAATTTCTTCAACTACCGGTGCTTCACTCCGCACATCTTCAACACGCTGCTCGGGGTTTTCTTCAACCACTTCTTGCAATTCCAAGTTGGCTTCTTCCCTGCTTTCTGCGCTTTCGTCTGCGCTGCGTAACACGCTTTCATCTGTGCTTTGTTCTTGAACGGCATCTTGGTTTGTTTTGTTTAGTTTACTTAAATCAACCTTTATTACACCATCTTCTTGCGTAACAGGTTTTGGCGCTTCTTGTTGCACCTCTTCAACTAAAGAATCTTTAATTTCTTCGTTTTCCATGATAAAATATTATATAATTACTATTAGTTATTATCACCTGGGTTATAGTGAACCTAAATCAAATCCACTGCCTAATATGTCATTCCCAGATGATTCAAAGTTTTTTGGCGGTAGATCGTTTTTTCTTTGAGCTATAAGCTCGCTTTGCTGTGTAGCTTGTATTTTAGTTCTTTCGTCTTTTCTATCTTCTTTCATTCTGTCTTTGCTAGACAAAACTTCACCTTGTTGTTTTTGAAGCTGCATATTTATTTGAAACTCATAAGCCATTAATTGTTTCTTCAATTCGGCTTCTCTCATTAGCTTCTCTGCTTCAAAATTAGCTTTAGCTTGTTCTAACTGTATTTTGCTTTGAGTTAAAGCATTTTGTTTTTGAACTTCTAATTGCGCGGCAACTTGTTGTGATTGTTGATTAGCCTGTGCTTGAGCTTGAATATTCTGTTGCTGAATCAACTGATCACGCTCCATTTTCTTTTTACGTCTAAGTTTTAGTAGCGCATTAGCTAACTTTATATTTTTAACATCTCTAACATCTATAGCATCTTCTAAGTCTATAGACTTTTGAGCTATAGCCATTTGTATGTTGTTTTCTAATATAGCTTTTTCTTCTTCATCTGGCTGCAACTCTATAAATATACCAAAGTCGTATAAATGTAATTCACTTAGCTCGTCTAACGTCGCTACATTGTGAACACCTATTTGCTGTATAAATGCGTCTCTTGTTGGTGAATACTCTAATATATCTGATATTCTAAGTGATAAGTTCTCTGCTAAATCAGACGTTATAAACAAACCACCAGTCAATATATGTCTTGTAGCTGTATTTGAATTAGCCGCTGCAAGTTTTTGTACGCCAACTAAAGCATCTTTTGAAGGAGTACTACCATCTCTAGCTTCATTAAGACCCGTTACATCGCGGATCATTTGCAGATAATAGTTATATGTATTTATTAGCTGAGGTATTTTATTACCGCCAGATCCACTTGCTATTTCTTGAATAGGTACTTTACCTGGATTTAAATCACCTTCTTGTGTAAATGATCTACCAATCACAGAACCTGTTTGAAAGAACATATTTAGTGCCTCTTGTGGATTATAGTTAGTACCATTACCAAGATCAACTTCAGCTAAACCATCAGCATCTAAATAAACACCATCTGGTACCATGCGTGATAACACTTGCTGCAGCTTCAAATGAGTTAATTGAATCATATCAGCAAAACCGGTTATACGGCTAACTAATGATTCAATTTGTCCTTTATACATACGAGGCGCACATATACTATAATTCATTTTAACTTTAGTAAAATCACTCTTTGGTCGTAGCATGTTTTTAGCCATTTCCCATTTAAGTAATTTATCTGTACCTAAAACTAAAACACCTTCGTATAAAACTTCTAAAGATCTACCAATTTTTTGTATACCGTATTGTTCAAGTATTTCTTGAGGTGGATTAAATTGATCATCTTTAATTAATATTTTTTCAGCACCAGTAGAAGATTCTTTAACCTTATACACTTCATTCATGTATGTTTTATAATTAAAGTATAATATTTGAACGGTGTTAGAATCTGTTTCGTCGTAATTAGCTATTGTTCTGTCGTAAAAACCATTATTTTGAAAAGCTGTTTTACTAATATTTTCTAAATCGTCATTAGTTAATTCAGGAAATTGTTTTTTAAGCTCGTTAATATGAACTGATTTTATTTCACCAACATAATATATATCGTCAAAATACGGTGATTCTGTATAAGAATATACCATGTAAGCTGGATCTACGTAGTCAACAACAACACCTTCTGATTGTGTAAATCTATTTTTAACAGCTCCAATACCTATAGTAGTTAAATCGTAATTAACTCTTTTTCTAGTTAAATCATATTTATTACCCTCTAATAAAACATTTATAGCTTGCTCTTGTGCTATTTCAATATTTTGTTTGTACGTAAGCTGCATATGAAGCTCAAGTTCTTC